CCAGCCATGAATTTGATACGAAACGTAGGTGGATACTCTAATGATCCTGCACCTATATCCTTTGGATACATATACTTTCTAAACGCATTTTCTATATCATGAGCTGTTACTGATTCTGCAGCTGATGTAGGTACAAGTTTGAACGCAAACTCGAATTGTCTTACGTTGACTCCTTCGAATGTCGTTGCAGTATAGGGATTAACTATCAATCCACTCTTCAGTTCAGCTGATTTTGCAAATCCACCAATGCCAGGAACAGAACCCAGAAAGCCTTGCCCGTTTTTGATGACATTCGATTTCACGTCAGCTCCAGTAACGCTTTCACCATTTACTGCAGCATTTGCAACCATACCTCCAATGCCTAATTCAGCAGACCCGTAGTTCATACCGTCATTAGATCCTATACCCACTGGGACGAACAAGTGAATCTGAGTGAACTCAGGAACTCCTTTTCTTGCCATTGAGAAAGATACGTGTGGAAATCCATCTTCGGATACTCTTGACCTGAGTGTCTCAGGGAATGTTAAGATTGTCATGTGTTTGTCTACCTATATAAATACTAATACATTAATAACTATAGAACTATTTATATGGCTTACGCAAGCGCTTACAAGGGTAAATACACAGTAAAGAACAAAAAGAAATATGCTGGAGATCCTACTAAGGTAACATATAGATCTCTATGGGAACGTAATGCAATGAGATGGGCTGAGGCTAATCCACAGATAGTACGATGGAATAGCGAAGAGATTGTTATACCATATAAGTGCAACACTGATGGTCGAATGCATAGATACTTTGTTGATATGCTGATTGAGATGTCTAATGGTGAAGTTATCCTTGTTGAAATCAAACCTAAGAAACAGACTATACCACCTAAGAGTACTCGTAAGAAGACTAAGAAGTATATTGCTGAAGTTACTACATATATTAAGAACACATCTAAATGGAATGCAGCTCAGCACTATGCTAAGTCACGTGGATGGAAGTTTCAGATATGGACTGAGGACACCTTGAAAAATATCGGTGTTAAGATGATTAACGAATCGAAGAAGAGTTATAAATAGTTATATGGCAAATTCACTTTTTGATACACTACAATCGCAAGCATTTAGAGCTGGGGTAACACCTAGGACTAAGGATGCTCAGAACTGGTTTAAGCGCAACGTTAAGAAGTTGGGCGATACTAATCCACGATCGTTGCTTAAGGATACAGCATTAGAACCTACAACAAAGCCAAGAGTTGGCGATATGATGATGTATTTCTATGATCCTAAGCACAAAGCAACTCTACCATACTATGATAGATTCCCTCTAGCAATCATGGTAGAACCAGCACCTGGTGGTTTCTATGGACTGAACTTGCACTATCTATCACCAGGAGTACGTGCTCGGTTCTTAGATGCAATGATGGATTTAGCGCCTAAGACTATGAATGATACTACACGATTGCAGAAACTACGTTATGCAACTATAATAGGTGCTAAGAAATATAAAGAATTTGCACCATGTTTTAAGCATTACTTAATGGACCATGTTAAGTCACGTATAGTACGTGTCCCTATGACTGAATGGCCTATTGCAATATTCTTACCAACAGAACAGTTCAAAGGCGTTAAAGCCGAATCTGTTTGGAGATACTCAAGGAAACAATACGCATCATGAACAGTATAGACAACCTAAAAGCAGTAATATCTAAGAAAGGCGGCGTTGCAATGCAAAACCGTTTCCAAGTATTCTTTACACCCCCTACAGCCAACAGTGTTAGGTCATTACTTAATCAGGATGTTGGTAGTTTAATTGGTGACCTTGCAAAGAATGCTATTAGTGGTGGATCACCAAAGAATCTTATACCAGATCCAAGAGATATTTCTATACTATGCGAAGCAGTAAGTCTTCCTGGCAGACAGATCACAACAATAGATTATACAGCTGAACGTCAAGCAATTAAGATTCCATACTCAGTTATCAATGAAGATATAAGTATGACGTTTATTCTTACTAATGACTATTATATGAAGAAGATGTTTGACGCTTGGGCAACAGGTATCTTTGATGTTGAGAAGTATAGAGCAGGCTACAAAAAAGATTTTACGACTGATGTTGTTATACAACAATTAAATCAGCAAAATATTCCAATCTATAGTGTAAGATTAGAGGGTGCATTCCCTGTTACTATAGGTGCGATAAATCTGGATAACAATAGTGAAAACACTATCCAGAAGATGACAGTGACTTTGAGTTACGAAAACTATGTACCAGAAGATATAGTAGATGCAGGTTTATCTACGGCAAGTATCGCTGCTGCAACACTTGGTATTTAATATAATTTAAGTATATAATTAGGAGAATAGAATGGCATTACCAAAACTAGATAGCTCACGGTTTGAGACCGTGATACCTTCGACAGGACAAAGGATAACATATAGACCTTATCTTGTTAAGGAAGAAAAGATATTAATGATGGCTATGGAGACAAGCGATCAGAAACAAATTGTAAGAGCAACAAAAGATATTATTAAGTCATGTGTATTTGATGATATCGATGTTAATAAGTTAGCAGTATTTGATGTAGAACATATGTTCTTAGAACTACGATCTAAATCAGTTGGTGAAACTATTAACCTTAAAGTTAAATGTGAATCATGCGAAGCTATGAATGATCAGACAGTTGATTTTAGTGATATTAATGTTGATGTACCTGAATCAAATAACACTATTATGATTACAGATACTGTTGGACTTACTATGCGTTATCCATCATTTGATGATGTTTCTGCTATAGAAACTAATAATGATGAAACAGTAGAAACAGCATTTAGTATCATACAGGCTTGTATTGAGAATATATTTGATGAAGAAGAAGTATATCTTGCAAAAGATGAGGGTCCTAAGAAGATTAGAGAGTTTGTTGAATCAATGTCATCTAGTCAATTCGTAAAGATTCAAGATTTCTTTGAGAATATGCCAGCACTTAAGTCTGTTATAGAATATGAATGCTCATCGTGTGGTGCGCACAACAAGACTGAGTTAAGGGGACTACAAAGTTTTTTTATGTAGGCCTCTCTCATGATAGTTTAGTCAATCATTATAAGACTAACTTTACGATGATGCAACATCATCAATATAGCCTAACAGAGCTAGATAATATGTTGCCGTGGGAAAGGGAGATATATGTCGCTCTTCTGCAAGATTGGATTAAAGAAGAGAATGAACGAATTAAGAAAGAACAACAGAGGAATCGATAATGACAGAAGAAACAAAAGGACATCACCCGGCAGATAGCAATGGCGATGGCAAGGTATCTAAAGAAGAAGAAGCTATGTATCTTGAGTTTAAACGTAAAGAGCTTGATGATCAAGATGCTATGCGTGATGCTCAACGTAAAATGACATGGTTTGCATTAGGTGGTTTATTACTATATCCATTTGCTGTGGTACTTGCATCCTTGGTTGGTTTAGATGAAGCACAAAAGACATTAGGAAGTATGGCACCAACATACTTTGTAGCTGTTGCTGGTATAGTTGCTGCGTTCTTTGGAACACAGAACTTTGGTAACAAAAAATAAAGGTAGACACTCATGGCTAAAGACGCAGAACAACAAGGCGAAGATCGTAACAATAAGCTAGATCAGCTTATACAAACGATGGTTAAAGCGAAAGAAGAAGAGCAGGCAGCTGCAGAATCTATTGAATCGCAAACTAAACTATCAGCTGTATTGCAAGAGAAAGGTAATGACCTAACATCTGAACAAACTCGTGAGTTTGAAAAGTTATTAGCTACTCTTTCTGGTGATTCTGGTCTTAAAGCTGAAGAACGTAAAGAAGCTAATGCAAGAGCTCAGCAACTAATCGATATTCTTGGTGACATTGCTGATAATACTAAAGATCTTGGTAAGATTGATAGCGTTGCAGAAGGAGCTTTTACTAGTCTATTGTCTATTCCTACTATATTACTTGGCCTTTCTGCTGGTGTTGTTTTTGGTATTACTGAATCATTTGTTAAACTGGGTAAGATATTAACTAAGGGCGTTCTCAAAGCTGTGACACCAATAGTTAAATCAGTATTAAGATTGTGGAAAACACTCTTTGGTGGAGTCTTTAAACTACTCAATAAGATACCCTTTGTTAAATCGTTTACTACCGCTATAGGTGGATTCTTTAAGTCGTTTAAAGCTGGTTTTGTTGCTAGGACTGGTAATATTGGTAAATCAATTGCTAGTACATTTAAGGTAGTTACTAATAGTTTAAAGAATATGAAATCTGCGTTTGCAGCCGGTTTCTCTGGATTAAAAACGTTTAGAACTGCCACTGGTCAGTTTGGTAAGCTTGGATTCTTTGGTAAGATGGGTAAGTTATTAGGTACTCTTGCTAAACCATTTAAAGCTATGGCAGGTATGTTAAAATCATTTAAAGCATACGTATTAGCACCGGTAGATGGAATTAAAAACGCGCTTAGTTCTATTAAAGCTTTAGTTCCTAGTGGCGGCTCTAGTAAATCAATGAAAGCTGTTGGTGAAGTCATTGGTAGAGTAATGAAAATAATGAGAAGCGTTACTAAAGCAGCATTTGGCTTTGGTAGAATACTTGGTCGATTATTTGTTCCAATTACGGTTCTTATGAGTGTGTTTGATACATTCAAGGGTGCATTGTCTGGTTTCGATAAGTACAAAGACAAAGGATTTCTTGAAGGTATTATTGGTGGTCTATTTGGTGGTATATCTGGATTGCTTACTGGTTTAATTGGTATGCCTCTTGATCTATTAAAGAGTGGAGTAAGCTGGATTGCTTCAAAATTAGGCTTTGAAAACTTTTCTGAACAACTTGATTCATTCTCATTCTCAGATATGATTAGTAATCTATTTACTTCTATTACAGATACTATTGTAGGGTTTATTGGTAGTATTAAGGATTCTATTGCTGACATTGGTATTGGTGGTATGATTGCAAACGTTGCTCTTGAAATGCTAAAAATCTTTAAAAAGGTTGCGACATTCCCACTTGCTGTTGCAGCAGGAGCTGCTGCTGGATTAGCCGCTGCTTGGCCGGGTGGTGATACTCCTGGCGAGGCCTTTATGAAAGGATTTAATAAAGTACAATCCTTTGGCGATGATCAAATTGATTCTATGAAGATTCAAGGTGATGGCATGAATGAGAAAGGCGAAGAAATTAAGACTACATCAGCTGAAAATGCGCAAGGACAAGCAAATCTAGGTACTGCTGCTGGATCAAATAGTACAGTAGCTGTTGCTGATAACAGTAAAAAGTCTAATGTTACAACAACAATAGTCAATACCCAACCTAAAAATAGAGTTAGCGATACTCTTCAAAATGCTTATGGATAGTAGTCCTGTTGTATACTGGACATCCAAATGGATTAAGA